TGGATGGAAACACCCGATTATTTTCTGCAGGAGATTTTGCGTCTTTAATCGTACAACGTATGGTTTTAGGCACATTATTTACTGAGTTGACAAAGGATCCAGTTAATTCCGTTTTTGGGATTCGCATTAATGTGCATTCTAAAGATTGGGGTTTACTTTGGTCAAGACTTTACGGAGATGGAAAGGTTGATCTTGGGGCTGGAGACTTTACTAATTATGATATTTCGCTCAAGGTACACTTAATGGATCAATTTATTAAGTTTGTACGGAAATATCATTATAATCCAGATCTAGCGGAGGTAGTCATAAAATCCAATTTCTTAGGTTGGCATTTTTGTGGCAAAATTGTGTATATAAGACCGTGGGGCACAAGTAGTGGTTCATACATTACTTCTGTCTTCAATTCATTTGCTAATTGGTATATACACAAGCACGCGTGGTGCGCTCTTTATCCTGAGGAGGAGTTCTATAGAGCGCAATTCACATTTTGTGGGGATGATTCCGTGTTCACTGTTCCTAAGGAATACGGAGGATTCAACATGCAGTATTTGCAGGAGTATTTTTGGAAGGTCTTTAGAATGCGATATACTGCACCTGATAAAACGTCGCGCACAAACGTTTCGTGGGATGAGTTAACTTTTCTCAAACGACGATTCGTTCGCGGACATATGGGAATGATGGCCCCTTTGGCGAAAGGGTCCATAGCGAATATGGTGAAGTGGACAGAGACTAAGAGTTTTGATATAATGGAGTCTGTCCTAGGATCAGTAATGAACGAAGCATTTCATTATGGTCGAGAGTTTTATGATGAATGTTATAATTGGGGCGTTAAGGAGTCGAAGAGGCTTGGGCACCATTTTGTTTTTCCGACCTGGGAAGATATAAATAGGGCCAGACGTGCAGATTATAAATAATCAGGGGTCCGTCTGTGGGAAGACGGTAAACTACCCTCAGGTGAAGGTTACCTGGTAAAGTAACCCGGGGGATGTCGTACCTTTGAACAGAACACGGCCCACCTGCCGGTGGCCTCGAGACCAAAGTGTCACTTGGAAGAAGGCAAGAAGCTTGACTTGTGGTTTGCGGTCAAGTGGATTTTAAGCGAACTACTGCTACGAACGAATCAACAAAAACGCAGTTGCAAGCGGTGAATGCAACACAGGCGAACGTCGAACAGGCGCTCACTGAGCCGGCTAGAACGGCTGACTTCACAACACCAACCATGACTTTTGGAGAGGTTGGTTATGTGTCTAGAGAAGTCTTCGGAGGATATTCCAACAACGCACATAGCGTTGGACAATCGGATGATAACGAAATTTTGGAGAGGATGGCACATCTGCATGACCAAGCCTGGGCGGTTACTGACCCAGTAGGTTTATTGCACACTATGGACATAGACAAGGCATTACGTGAAGTGCCAAGAAATGCAGATGTACTACGAC